ATTCGACGCTCTGAAGTTGTTTCAGTTTGCGCGCGAAGAGACCTGCGTTTGCGGCTGGCTCTGAAACGAGATCAACCGAGTAGATTTCCGAGCACCGTTGCAAAGTCGTGAGTTTGTCCGCGCTCTTCTCCGACGGACCCGAGAACGCAATCGAGAGCCCGAACGTGTCAGGAATCCGCTCGGCGATCTCTAGAATGTAAGCGCGGTGCACCGAGGATTCGAGCAGATGCAAATCGCCGAGTAGCTTCTCGCCCTCGATGCGCAGCGTGTCGATGTAGCCGACGATGTCGCCTGCGCCGCCAGAGTGGTCGAGCTTCACCTTGAGCCCGCCCGAGTATTGCTCGGCGGCTTTCTTGACCTGCTCTAGCGTCTTGTCATCGATCATCACGCCGTGGCCGAGCGCCGGTCCTTTGGTGATGAGCGAGACGCCGCGAATGATTCCGGTCTGTGCGTCGATGACGCCTGCGGAGGCTGCGAATGTGATGATGGGTTCCATCGCCAAGGCGACGGCCGTCAAAACTAGTCCTTCAGCTTAGCCTCGCGCCGCCACCGCCAGAGCAGAAACGCGATGCCGAGGAGCGTGCCGACGAGCGCGGCGACCTCGTTCACTTGCGATAGGCTCATCATCGCGGCGGCTGGCGTTGCGGCGGTGAGGGTGGCTTTTATGTTGTCGGAATTCATTTTGATTTTCGCGCCATGCGGTCCCCGAACCACCACCCTACGCAATTAAATGCGGCGAAATTGATCTGTTCCACCATCGGCGCGCGCTCTGGTCCGACTGAGTGGAAATACACCACCGTCGCCACACCGACCAAAGTCAAAGTGATGAACGGCCTAAAGAGCGTAATGATGTTCGCGCACCACGGCGCGACGTTGCTTGGCACGGTCGCGGCCTGCTGGCTCGCTGTAAACGCCGACCACGCTGCGGCGTCGGCTGCGATGCCGGCCATCGTCTTCGCCTCTTCGATCTTCCGCGCGTGGTCCTTGCCGGCCTTGTATTCCTCGAAGAAGCCATTGCCGATGCGGAGAATCACACCGAGCGCACCACCACCGAGAGCGTTGCCAAGCAAATCGAGGAGGTTCATTTCTTTTTGTTGATTATCTCAAACAGACTCTTGGCTTTTTCCTCCAAAACAGACACGCGGTTTTCGAGCTTGGAGAGGACGGCAATGAGCATAATGCCGCCGAGAATTATCGGCCACCCCTTCACGAGGATTTCAAGTGCGTCCATGGTTACGGCGTCCAGACATAGACCCGCGCAACGATGCCGACGAAGTTCTCGGCGGTGACGCGCACCTTGTTTTCGTATGCTTTGTTTCCGAGACCGGTCATAATCCAGCCGCCAGCGTCAAGCTGGGCGGCTTGGTGCATCGTGTTGGAGCCCGCGACGTAGTTGATTGAGTAGATCACGAGCGCGCCCGTCGTGATGTCGCCGTAGCGCAGGCTCGTGCTCGGCACCGCGTAGGCCATCACCGTCGCCAGCGGGTCGGTGCCCTTTGGCGCGGCAGCGATGTAGGGAGCCATCGAGCCCGTGCCTAGCACCGCCACGGACCCGAGCCCCGCCAGCGTCCGCGCCTCTTCCTGCGACTTGGCCACAATCCGCAGCGGCAACCCCGCCGTGAGCACCCGCTCACTCCGCAGCGCAAGCCCCAGCACGACCACGAGGCCGAGCGCGAGCACCGCGAGGAGGAGTGAGCGGCGTAGCGTCACGGCGTTGGCTTGTCAGCGGCAGCGGCCTTGAGCTGTTCGATCTCCGCCAGCGCAGCCGCAAGCGAGTCCACCAGCAAGTTCAAGCTCTGCTGTTGGAGTTGCTGCACGATCGCGGATTTGTGTTCTTCTTTGGTCATGGTAGAAGTTCAAACCCAGCATTGACCGCAAGGACGCCAGCAAACGTCGCGTCGTCCGTCCACGCCGCGCATTGCTCTGCCGTCGCGGGCACGAGGCCAACGGGCATGATCTCAACGCCCTCCGCGTCGAGCAGGTGGCAGTCGGCCACGGCGGTGGGTTGCGTGTATTGGATGTATCGGACTTCAAACAAAGTTCCGACTTTAGGCTGGGCGGGTGAGCCCATTGTGTAGGGAGCGATTGGGATGGTCATGGGTGTAAATTAAATTAGGGTTACGGTTTTCGTGACTCCGTTGATGCGGATGAAAAGGCCCGCCGTGGTGGACCACATATCGCCGTTTGTTGGAGATGTTGGAGCGGTGCCGTGCGGGATTCGCAGCGGCGCAATACTTGTGGTTGCGGCTGGTGCGATCACGGTGCCCCCAAAGGTTGCGGCTCCACCCACAGACAGAGCGCCCGATTGATTTAGTGATACAGCACCTGCGCCGCTTGCTGTAAATATGTTGATCGTTTTTGCATTATCGTCCCAGTAAAAGCCGTTGTTTGTCGTGTCGCTGACAGCGACCAAGTATCCGCTTGCGTGTCCATTTTTAGTAATTTCTCCGGCAAAACTTATGCCCGAATTTGCCGCCAAAGCCCCACCCACCGTCACCGCGCCCGCGAAGGTGGCAGCTCCGGTGGATTTAAGAAGGCTGAATTTTACGCTTCCAGTGGTGTTGTCTTGAATCGAGAAGGTTCCGTCAGCTCGCCCAAAACCGTCTGACGCGCCCGCTATTGAAAAAGCCCACGATTGAGCGGTCCCGTTAGATTTGGTTAACCTTATTTCTGCGCGGTCGGAACTCGAAGATGTGTTTTCGGAAATTACTACTCCGGGGACGCTAACCGTCACCGCGCCCCCGAAATAGCTCGCCGCACCCGTAGCCAGCCCACCCGTGACCACTAGCGCACCTGCGCCTGCGGAGCCTGCGGTGGTGGAGGAGATGGAGACGTTTCTTGTCGAGGTCGCAATCACCATTGCTGACACGCCCGCATCTACGCCAAGGTTAAGGTTCCGACCAGATGCTGACGAAATTGAAAGACTGTACGCCGCGCTTCCGGTAATGATTCCCCCGCCCGTGCTTGATTCCTGACCAAAATAGGAAGTGCCACCACTTGAGTTAAAAGTTTGATACACCTGCGCGGTTAATGTGGCAGGGGAAAATACCAACGCGTTATTATTTGCAGTTGTGGTAATTGCACCCGCAAACGTAGCCGCCAGCGTGCTACTGGTGAGCGTCAAAGCCGTGCCGCCCGTGCCGAGGCCGAGCGTCAGGTTGGTCGCGGCGGGGGAGGTGAGGGTTGCGGAGATCGGCGTGGTGAGCGTCGGGCTCGTCGCAAAGACGTTTGCACCCGTGCCCGTCTCGTCGGTCAGCGCCGCCGCGAGATTTGCCGAGGATGGCGTCGCGAGGAACGCAGCCACGTTTGCGCCGAGACCCGAGACGCCGGTTGAAATCGGAAGGCCGGTAGCGTTGGTGAGCGTGCCGCTCGCGGGCGTGTTGAGAATCGCACCCGCGCCCAGCGTCGCCACGCCCGAGACGGAGAGCGTGCCGGTGACGCCCAGCCCCGTCGTCGCGACATCGAGCACCTTCGCGCCGCCAGCAGCCACGCCGAGATTGTTCGCGCCGATTCTGAACAGCCCCGTGTCTTGGTCTGCGTCAAACGCAAGGCTCGGATTTCCGACAGAGCCCGCAGCCGCGTGCACGCTGCCGGTCGGGGTGATTGTGCCGGTAACGGTCACGCCCGTGGTCGTCATCGTCGCACGGCTCACGCCAGCGACCGCGAAGCCCATCACGTTTGCGCTCGCGCGGAAAAGTCCGGTTGTGGGTTCGTTGGTAAAGTTGAGCGAAGGAGCCGCCGCCGTGCCGTCGTCGAGCGTGATGTTCCCGTCCGTCGCGCTGATCGTGATCGAGCCCGCGCCATTCGAGATCGCGATGCCGGTGCCAGCGGTGAGCGTCGAGTTGACGAACGCCGAGCCGTTGCCGATTAGAAGCTGCCCGTTGCTCGGCACGGGCACCAAGTCCGTCATCGAGGTAACGCCCCCGCCTCCGCCCCCGTTGCCGCGCGCTGCGCTCAGAGTCCAGTCGCCAGCCGTGCGGCTCGGGCGCTCGCGGTTGCCGTCGATGTTCGACACGAAGCTGTCGCCGTTGATCGTTACGAGATCGAGCCGCTGGTAAGTTTCATCGGGCATCCAACGTCCACGAGGATTAAGCCCGCGCGGTTCGGCGAACTCCTTGCGAAGCTGGTCGATTTCGCCAGCGCGCGGGAAGCGCGAGAGTTCGTCTGTGACGATTTCTTTGACGGCGTGCGTGAGCATTGAAGCCGCGTCCTCGATGCGCGCCTCGGCCTTCGCTAGCAGATTCGCGTTCTCCACTCGCTCGGCCATGAGCACCGAATACTTTGCGGCGGTCGTGATTTCCAGAGCCTTCGCGAGTTCGTCAATCTTCGCGGTCAGCGCCACGCTGATTTTCGCGTGTTCGTCGTTCGCGCGGGCGATTACTAGCTGCTCAAGCTCGGAGCGAATCGCGGGCTCGGCCTCTTCGAGGTTGCGCTCGATTTCCTCCGACAAGTGGTCGCGAAGTTGCGGCATCGAATCGACGAGCTGCTTGAGCTCGGCGCGCTGTAAGACTGCCAACTCAATGAGGTGGTCGATTTGAAATTGCGTGTCGTTCATGTGATTATTTCCCAGCCTTCGGATGCTTGCTCGGCAAGAGGTCGTTGTCGGTGACGTATTTTGGATTCTCGGGGCGTCCGTTTTTCAGCAAGTAGAGGTAGGCGTTCACGCGTGCAAACGCCCATTGCTTCGCCGAGGAAACGGTCGGCGAATGGGAGCCGGTAAACGCTCCGAGCCCGCGCTGATAAACGGTCTTGAGTTGTCCGATTGTGACGCCGTATCCGAGCTTCGCTTTGTGCTTCTCATTGAACTCGTCGGCCTTGGTTTGCAGCGTCTCCTCGACATCCTTCGCGACTACTGCGCCGCGAGTGTTAGACGCATCGCCCTTCGCGGTTCCTTCGCCTTGCGGGTCCTTGTTCGGCGTGTCCGACTTCGGAGCTTTGTCCGACGCGACGATTGCGCCGCGCTCGCCGACCTTTGCGAAATGCCCCTCGTGCTGCCTCATGCAGACGGCGTTGCGCTGCTCCGCGTCGGGAAATTCAGCGGTTGAGACTGGGTCGGCCATGCACCGCGTCATGAAATCCCCGTGATCTTCATCCGCGTTCGGAGTCGGTAGCTCATACTTCTTCGTAGCAAGCTCGATGATGCTGCGCCCACCGAGGACGCTTTGCTTCGTCTGCTCGATAACGCCGAGCTGCTTCGCGCGGTATTGCTGCACGGCGTCGAGCCAGTCCGCAGAACCGAGCGGCGTCTTGAGTGCGAAGTGATGCTGCACCTGCTCCGATGCGACCGCGAGAGACTTCTTGTCCTCCGCCTTGTTCAGCCGCTCGACGATCGCCGTGGCCCACGAATAACCCTCATCACCGCCCCAGCCGTTCCACGCCTGCCATCCCTTGCCCTGCTCG